CCGGCTGACCATACAGATTCCTCTACCATGTAAGGATTTGTCTCAGCAATCAATTGTGCAACTTCTGATTCCTTATTCAGCTGCACGTGTCGTAAGTAACGCGGTGAGTGTTCTGAGTGAATGCCAGAGGCTGTCTGGAGTAGCACTGAGGCATTGCCAGATGGTTTAACACAAGTAGTACGAGCTGCTTGGTTGATACCAATCAGAGCAGCAACTTCTTTATTGACTTGTTTTACAATAGCTGCACCTTGACGTTGAATCTCTTCATCAAACAAAACATCAGGGTTGTTCATCCAACCAGTAATTGAAACACCTAGTAGAGCTTCACGTTCAAAGATCTTACGAGTTGTTTCTGATACGTAACCAAAGTTTGTGTAACCAGCTTGTAGTGTACCAAGGATAGCAGCAGCGCGGCATGCTTTGAAGAACTCTTCTTTGCTTGTACACTTACCACCATTGATCTCTGTTAGGTTACAACCCTGCCAGCCAGACTCACCGTCCAACTGTGGGTACATGCCAATCTCAACACATGGGTTAGTAGTGAAGTCTTTGTCTTCTACAAAATAGAATCCTGGCTCACCAAACTCTTTGATCGATGTCATCAGCTTGCTGAACTCTTCCTTTGTGACTTCGTTACGAACAATCACAGCTGAGTTGTTTGAACGACCACGCTGTGGGTTATCGATAAACCAGTTGCCTGTTTTTGCTTTCATCATTTCTTCGTCATCAGGTGAGAACAAACAAATAGTAGCAGAACGACGAACACCACCAGACAACACTGCGTCTGCAGCATGCATAGCGATGTCATATACCTCGATAGGTTTCAATGCATCACGACCAGAAAGAACGATACCCTGTAGCATATGTTCGATCTTGTCCAATGCACGACGTAGTGGCTCTGGTCCTGGAGCTTTAAAGCCACCAGAAATCATAGCACCCTTTGGACGAATGTTTGAAAGATCGAAATAAATCTTACGGCCTTCAAACTCTGGGTGAGTACCACCACCAACAAAGTATGATGACATAAGAACTGAAAGAGAGTCTGCCCAACCTTCGATTGAATCTTCTACGTTGAAACCCTTTGCTTGTTTCTTGCGTTCCTGTAGCTTTGGCATCTTTTCAACGTGATGTTTCTGTACTGAGAATCCAGCACCTGCACCACACAATAGAATGAAGAATAGTTCACCAAAGAACGCAGCACGGTCTGCATATGTTGAAGTACAGTTGTACATCTTCATTGGCTTCTTCAGTAGTTGTTCACCACCAAACTGCAATGCACGCTGTGCGCCAAGAGCATACTTTAGTTTATATAGAGATTCAGCTTCATCGATAAGCTGTGATAGTTCAGGAGACATCTTTTCTTCGTAGTAGTTACGGTGCATTCCCATAACACGAGTTACTGCTTCTTCCCATGTTTCGTATCGGTTTTGTTCCTCATCCCATCTACTATAGCCTTCATAAAATTTGGTATCCGACATCATCGCTCGAGTGTTTCTGTCTGGATTGTTTGGGATGAGTTTAAGCATGTTTGATTCTCCTGAAAAACGGCATAAAAAAATACAACACGCAAAAGCTGCGTGCTATATGTTGTAGGTCATATTGAATTGGTAGTATTATATATTAGTTTTCGGTATTAGGAAACCACTAGTGTTACAAAAAAGAAAAATATTTTTATTTCACTTTTGGGGTTTACTTTTCGAGAAAACAATGTATAATTTAAAGGTATCCTTTATGGTGGGCTGGAGTACTATTCTTGTACTACTGCACCGTCTAGAGCCTCTTCAGCTTTCTTGTAATAGTTTTCGTAGGCAAGGATAATAGCTTGTTGCTGTTGAACCAACGCGCGAATGTCACTGAAATTTAGACCAAGATTCTCATATCCTTCACCAGTCAAACCAAACACTGCGATAGGTTGACCTGTACCACGAAGTTCTTCGAGTCTTGCTTCTAGATTTTCCTCTGTAATAATAATCCACTCGACGTTTCGCATGTTGACTTCATCTACCGGAGGAAGTACAAGCTCTGGTTTGTCGACTGGTTTACTACTGATCGCTATTTCCCGAGGTGGCTGCTGCGCCAGGCTGCACCCCATCAGGGTTAGGACCAGGCCAAAGCCAAGGACACTCTTTGTTAAATTTTTCGGCAGTTTCCGCATTTTTCTCATCCTCTGTTAGTTCTGCTCCAGACAATAATTCAAAGCACCGACCGGCATTCACAGTCCCTCTGTTCACTGCTCGTTCAATACTTTCAGTTTTCTCAACCGCTAATAGGCCCAAGTCCATATCAGCGAGTTTGCTCGATAGCCTATTGTTCTGTCTACGAATTTCACTATAGGCTTCGTTAATCTTTTTGTTTTCTTCCATCGCAGCTGCGTAGTCTGATTGGAGAGAAGCAATTGCTTCCTCGTTAGTCGCTACCGCGAGTTCAAGCTTGACGTTATTTTCTGTTAAAACACGAATGGTTTCTTGAGTCGTTATGTAATATGTATAAGCACCGTAACCGACTCCACTCAAGGTACCAAGAATGAATAACATTAAATAAAGTCTAAGCATCTTTTTTATCCTCTACATATTTTCTAAATCGTTTCAAAAGAACAGGGTGTTTGTCCTTTCTTCTACGACGATCAGTCACCTGAATTGTTTTAAATCTAGCCGTTGGTGGTAGTGCTACCGAAGCGTTACCGATAGACGTAGCTGGAGATTCTTCATTGACTTCACCACATGTACATGGGTCGCAGTTACATTTGCCACATACCCAATCTGTGGATTCTTTCATGTTATGCTTATTCATGATCCATGCCTTTGCGTTTGCTTTACCGTATTCAGTAGTTTCCCACTCCCAATCGCCTCTATCCCAAACCATGACTTTCCACTCACCTTTATGGCGATCGTTGTGGTCTAAAGCTTTTTCAATTTTATATTTTTTGCCACCAATGGTAGCTTCGATTTCACCCGGATATTTGCCCCTTTTCCAGCGAACCTGTCTCATAGTAGTAACTCTTCGATTGTAACGTATACTTTTTGATTTGTTCTTTGGTGTGTTGCTTCATACACATTCATTCCAAAAACGTCACCAACAGGATACGCGTTTTCATCGACACGTACCCAGTCTTTTGGTTTTACAAATTCATCGAGTGTTTTATTCAGAAGCTTTGGTCCTCTTACTTTATAAGAACCGGGGGATAGTCTACCGTCTTCTAGAACCAACCACTGTGAGGATTCAATCATAATATCTGTTAGATCGATTCCAAGATCTTTCAGTCCTTGTTCTAGCTTTGAGTCTGAAATATTATAATGGTCTTTCAAAAGATAAAGAGCGGAAGCATAGGATCCGATCTTACCAGCTGGAATTAATTTTTTGATATTGAAAACGAGTCTATGGAAAGCTGTGTAGGCATCTCTTTCCTCGGCATTTTCAGCTTTTCTTTGCTTCTTACCTTTTTCATCAATAAGCCCGAGCTCAAACGCCTTCGTGTCCTTAAAGTCTGTTACCAGAAGTTTAAGGAATCGAAACGTATAGACTAAGTCACCGGCTCTTTTGATAATGCCCATTATATTTCCCTTAGCGCATCAACTACAGTCTGATCCATAGCGATATTTGTGTACTGATCATTACGAATATATTTCAAAAATATTAAGAATGGTTTTATAAGAGGCCAGTGTTTATCATGGAGCTTGAGCTCTAAGATATTCAAAGCGGCCTCTATACCAAAAACGTTAAAGACAACAATCAGATGATTTAGAATCAAACGTTCTGATAAGTTACCAGTTTCTAAATAACGATTGCATAATCTTTTTATATACTTGAACCTGTTTAAGTCTTCGGTAAACTCTTCTGCATCGATGTACTTTGGGTTGTAGTAGTTCTTTGCAGCATATATAAACAGATTTTCTTCAGTGAGATCAATTTTCATTTTCAATACCTAGCTAGACTATCTAGTCTATTTAGGCGTTCATAAAATCATTCAGTTCTTGTAGCATACTTTCTTTTGTTTTACGACGATCAAGCTCAATTCCTAAAGTTCTGCCGTGTTCTTCAAGTTGAACCTTTGTCATTTTGCAAACACATGGATCACAGTTACATTCATCACCACAGTTGCAGTCTTCGCATTTAGTTGTAGCTTGTACCATTGGCGCAGGTTCTGGAGCAGGTGTAGGTTCTTCTACTACTACTCCAAAAAACGCTGCGATGTCTTCTTCAGAAATTTTTTGAGATTTTAACAACTCACCCGTCTTTGGATTGATCCATCCTCTTGGAGTTGGATGTGCACCCTTCGGTCCTCTTATAGCCATGATTATATTATCCCTTAAGCTTCAGTTGATTTAATTGGTTTAGTGTCACCGTTTTTGTTGTCGCCTGAACGAGCAGGTGCTGCTTTTACTTGGGCTGCTGCCGCTTTCGCAGTATCTGCCGCAGCTTTAGCGCCATCAATACCAGAGTCATTTCCGTCTAGACCTCCGTGTTTAGCAACAAAATCTTTTTCCATGCCAGATGCTTTTGAATCCATTGGCTCTGGTGGTGTTGCACCTTTTACATGGTCAGCGCGGTTTCCTGCTTTTTCCATGATACGATCAAAAATTGGTCTTTTTGATTCCATTGATTCACCCATTGCTTTTTGTTTCATAACTTTCGCCGCGTTTGCTGCGTCTTTAGTTGCTGGGTGATTAGCACCCCATTTTTTCACCATTGCTTTGTGGTGTGCATCGGCTTCGGCTGATGCTTGCTTACGGCCTGCTGCTGTATCCATAGTAGCTTCTTCTACTGATTCACGTTTAGCATAAGCAGACTTTGCGGTGTCCATTGAAACCTCAGAGACTTCAGTATCTTTACTGTTGTCTTTGATTTCAGGCTTCGTGTTGACGACTTCTTTTGCGTTCTTTTTCTTTTTACGAAGACCTTTGAAATCATCAGCATCAATGTCACCATCTTTATCATGGTCTAGCTTGTGCTGATCACCTTTTAATGCTTCGTTTGCTTCCTCTTTCTTATCCCAAGGTGCCTTGGGCAGAGTAACAGCAGCTTTGCCTTTTTCAGACGAAGCTGATGCTTTTGCTAGTTTCTTTGCTAGTGCTGCTTTTTGGGCTTCTTGGATCTCGGCCCAAGCTGCCGCAACTTTTTTAATGTCGTTAGTTTTCATTTTGGTTTCCTTTACATCCAAACTTGGGCTGCGATAGATCCTGCGATAGAAATAATTCCTATCCAGAATAGTCTGTTAATAACTTGGATAGTACGATAGTTATCGTCTACCTTTTTCTCTATTTCATCTAGCTTCTGTGAAAAACGATTTAGTCTTTCGAAAGCTCTATCATGATCTTCTTTCAATCCGGCTAGTTTCTCCTCAGCACGTGCCATAGACACCATAGCGTCGGTCAACTGATCGAGTTTCGATTCAATTCGGTCTAAGCGAGTGTTAGTATTCTCTACCATTTCTTATACCTTATTTATCCACCAAACTCATGACCCGCCACGCGTTTCATTTGTTTGTTAAATTCTGATTGTGATGGCTTTTCTTTATATAATTTAATTGAAATCTCAGGACGATCTTTTCCCTTGATTCTCCACTTATAGCCTTTATCTTTGTGCTCAGGTTTCGTAGTCTTGACGACTCGGCGTTTATAGCCAGCCTCCCAAGACTCTGAACCCTCAACGAATGATCGAAACTTTTGCATTAGTTGTCTACCTTTGCTCCGCCTCGCCACTGGTAACATCTCCAGTATCTGGCTTTCCATTTTGGTCCAGGGTTGTCACAGTTCTGTCTCTCGCGGTAGGACGCACGGCGTTCTGGATCGTCCCGCTTGATTTC